CAGTACCGTCGAGGGGAGATTGTTCGTGTCATTGCGTGACGAAGCCAACCAGCATGATGAGGTAGCCGAACTGCGGTCCGCGTTGAAGCGGGCACAGCAAGCCGAGGCGAAAGCGAAACGGAAGTCTGCCGATCTGGTGGATGCTGTGTATCGCGCTACGTTGGATGCTGCCCGTGCGTCTGACCGTCCGAAGGTGACGGCACCGAAGAAGGACAGTCGCTCATCGAAGCCTGAGGTGGCGTTGATTCACGCAACCGACTGGCAGCTCGGGAAGCGCACCGTGTCTTACGGGATTGAGACGTTGGGTAAACGGATGGAGTTGTTCACCGAGAAGGTGATGGAACTGACGACGATCCAGCGGGCACACCACCCGGTGAAACAGGCCACCTTGATGTTTGGTGGCGACATGGTGGAGGGCATCGGCATCTTTCCTGGTCAAGCGTATGAGGTGGAAGCCCACCTGTTTGAACAGCTGTTTGAAACGGTGCGTGTCATGGAATCGATGGTGGCGTCGTTCGCAGGGTTCTTTGAGAAGGTGCATGTGGTGTGCGAGTTCGGCAACCACGGTCGCATCGGACGCAAAGGTGACATGCCGTACGGCGACAACATTGACCGCATGGCATACCGCATCACCCAGGATCGCACGAACCGTTTGAAGAACGTGACATGGCAGCAGTCGGACGACTGGTATCAGATCGTCACGATCGGCAACTACAAGGCTTTGCTGGTTCACGGTGACGAGATCAAGTCGTTCGGTGGCAACACCCCAGCGTTCGGTATTCTGCGCAAAGCAAACGCCTGGTCAACAGGTGTGGTGGAACCGTTCTTTGACGTGTACATGGGGCATTTCCACACGCCGATGACGTTGACGATGGCGAACGGTGGACGCGTGTTTGTGACTGGATCCCCCGAGTCACACAACGAGTATGCCCGCGAGTTCATCGCTGCGACCTCTAATCCGTCACAGCGGTTGCATTTCGTGGACCCTGTGAAGGGCCGGGTGACATCCGAATACAACGTGTGGCTTGCATGATTCAATGCCAGTGGCCTCTGGTTGCTGTTCTGTGGAAGGACGCGTTCGACGGTCCTAACGGTTGGACAGACATCAAAGAATATGAGGCTGAATCGGCGATGGTTTGCACGGTTGGCTGGCTTTGGCCCGACTGTTTGGATGGCTATGTGACTTTGGTGAACTCGTATTTCCCTGACGAATCAAACGATATGCAAACAGTTGGGATGCCAGTCCATATCCCAATCGGGATGGTAAAAAGAACAACAGTCCTACAGCAACCCCAATATGCGAAGGATGACTTGATGTAACCCTGTCACACCGATAGGGTTCAATTACCGCAACGAAAGGAGACATCAATGCGGAACAGATACATCATCAACAAGCCACCGCACGGCAGCCAAGCATGGTTGGATGTGCGTTGGGAAAACGAAAAGGGCGAGAAGCGGGTCACCGCCTCGGTCGCAGCAGCCGTTCACGGTGAACACAAGTACACCACGATGGCTGACCTCGCGGTCGAACTGTTGGCCCAGGATCCACCGGAACCGAAGGAGGCGAACGATGCGATGCGTCGCGGCACCATCCTTGAAGAACCACTGTTGAGGTGGGCTGGGGAAATCTTGGGTGTGACGATCACCGAACCGAAAGAGCTGTACTGCTACGAGGAGGACGGGGTTCGTCTACTCGCCACCATCGATGGGTTTGATGGCGAGAAGATCTATGAACTCAAAACTTACAACAAGCGATGGCAGGGACAGTTGCCCCGCTATTGGTATTGGCAGGGCGTACAGCAGGCGATCTGTTGTGATGTCGACGCTATTCATTGGATCGTTTTTGATTCGGATCTCCAGTTGCATTTCTACACACAGACCGTTTCGTCCGATGAACGTCAAGCTCACATTGACAAGGTGCGCGAGTTCCTCGGCTTCATAGATGTTGGGATGATGCCGGAAGGTGCCGACCCCACTTATGACAATGCCGTCGCCATGTATCCCGAGGGTTACGAGAACACCGTTGTCTTGGATCACAGCGTGATGGATTCTTTGGAGCGGCTGGCGTTGGCCCGTGAACAGAAGAAGCAGGCTGAGGCGGTCGAGGAACAGATCAAAGGTGAGATCGCGATGATGCTCCAGGACTGCGAGTACGGTGCCATTGACGGCACCACCGTAGTGTCTTGGAAGAACAGCGAGCGAACCTCATTTGATAGCAAAGCGTTCCAAGCGGAACACCCGGCTTTGTATGACAAGTTCAAGAAAACAACCAAGTTCCGCACGATGCGGATTGTCGCTAAGGAGGCGAAGTAATGGAACTGAAAGAAGTAATCCAGAAGTACGGTGTCCCGGACAAGTCGATTGTTGGGAAGCTGCCGAAGGGTGGTATCCAACTGGACTTCGTTGGTCACGCTGATGTCACGAAGATGCTGATTGAGATTGATCCCGAGTGGACGTGGGAGCCGTGCGCGTTTGACACGGATGGTCTGCCCGCCTATCGGGTGGAGAACGGGATGGCGCACATGGCTGGCTGGCTCACGTTGTGTGGTGTCCGTCGCTTGGGTGTCGGGTCCGTGATGCACAACAAGCCTGACCTGTTGAAGGAGTTGATCTCGGATTTCATTCGTAACGCTGCGATGCGGTTCGGTGTGTGCCTGTCCTTGTGGACGAAGCAGGAATGGGAGGACGTTTCACCGTCCGCCCCTGCGAAGCCTGTGGTGGTGAAGGAGGCGAACCCGCTGGTGTCCGCCGACAACATTGCCCGGTTCAAGAAGGCTTGTGCTGATGCTGGTTTGACTGCTGAGCAGGTTGCAGAGAACGCGAACGTGGATCTGAACAATCTGCGGGAGTCGGACATGGTGGCGTTGCGGGCCTCGTTCAAGGACCTGAAGGAGTTCGCTGCCAGCCCAGAACCAGAGTTTGCATCCACCGAGGAGGCGGTCGCAGCAGTGATTGACATGTTCGGTGGCGAAGAAGTACAGCCCTCGATTGACAACCATCCGGCTGGTGGCGGGAAGCCACAGATCAAAGATCCAGGTGGGTCTCCGTCCACGAAACAGTTGGGTATGATCCGTGCGCTCGGCAAGGGCAAGGAACTGTTCAACGACGACCTGATCGAGGCGGTGTCTGCGTTCATTGGCCGTGAGATCAACAAGCTGGATGACTTGACGAAGGGTGAGGCATCGACCGCGATTGAGGCGTTGCAGCGATGAGATGGAAACGTCGGTATCAAGATGCGATAGATCTGGCGGTAATCAATCAAAGAAATATTGAATGGTTGCAAAAAGAAATGAACCGTCTTCGTGATGATCGTCTGGAGTGGTTTCTTATTACCCGCCGTTTTGCTTATGTTGGTAAAGCTGAATGGGGCAAAGAAAAATGGGAAGAAGTTTTTGACGATTATCTTCGACTTCGTGGGCGACTGGAGGATCCGCGTGGCTAATGAATTATCAACTCTCGGTGCAACCATGTTGGAGTTCACCAACCTGTACACAGAGTTGGCGTGTGACGCTGACCTGATGCGACAGTTACCGGAAACTCATCCTGTGAAGCAGGCAATGAGGTCGTTTGAAAGGAACTATCTTGGACGAACGGAAGGCTAGGCAGATCCAGTCAGTTGTCCGAGCTGATGACGAGAAACATTGCGGCATCTTGCTTACTGTTACATCAAACGTAAACATGATTGGTGACCTATCAATCCGATGGGAAGGCAACTGTGCTGAGGGGTCAGAGATTTATCTTGCTGCTGACTCTGCTTTAGAACTGTCTAAAGCATTGATCGATTGTGTTATCGAAACTACAAGGACAGAGAACTATGGACGAGCGGAAGGGTGAATGTGAGGGTAATAGAGACAAATGCACAACGGAAGGTTGCCCCAGGTACGGAACTTTGGGGCGTCCGGCTCGTGACGGTAAACGCAGGATCAAAGGATGCGGTGACCCTGTTGCTCGCGGAAAACGAAACCGAACTAAAGGTGATAGCAAAGCTCGCCGCGCCCGAAAGAAACTGGGTCTTGCT